CCCCTTGATGAATTATTTCGTTTTGCAGTAAACGTTTTTACAAATGCAGCAGGTCGTAAATTGAACTCTATTGAGTGTCACGATCTAATGTGTAAAGTGGGAGATATAGTTGTAGTAGGCGGGGTAAGGCGTTCTGCGTTGATCTCTTTGTCAAATCTTTCAGATGAGCGTATGCGTCATGCTAAATCTGGTAACTGGTGGGAGAACAATGTTCAGCGCGCACTTGCAAACAATAGCGTAGCATATACAGAAAAACCAGAAGTAGAAATTTTCATGCGTGAATGGCTTGCACTAATTGAGTCAAAATCTGGTGAACGTGGCATTTATAATGTTGCAGCAGCACAAGCACACGCAGCAAAGAATGGCCGTCGTGATGGTTCGCTCGTTCAAGGCACAAACCCATGTTCGGAGATTCTTCTACGCAACAAACAATTTTGTAATCTGTCAGAAGTTGTAGTACGTGCAGATGATGATTTTGATTCACTAGCTCGTAAAGCGAAATTGGCTACAATCTTGGGAACACTTCAATCGTCGTTGACAAACTTTCGTTATCTTTCAGGCGCATGGGAAAAGAACACAAGAGAAGAAGCATTACTTGGTGTGAGTTTGACTGGCATCATGGACAATGAATTCTTGAGTGGTAAAAAGGGCAAACGCGATATAACATTGGCTGATTTTCTTGAAGACCTTAAAGCCGTTTGCGTAAAAGAAAACAAAGATTGGGCAAAGAAGATCGGCGTCGAACAAGCAGCAGCAATTACATGCGTTAAACCATCTGGAACAGTTTCACAATTAGTTGATTCAGCCAGTGGTATTCATCCTCGCTATAGCGAATACTATATTCGCACAGTACGCGCAGACAAGAAAGATCCGCTGGGCATGTTCATGGAAGCATACTCATTTCCAGTTGAAGATGATGTAACAAAACCAGATCATAATAGTGTATTCAGTTTTCCCATTCACGCTCCAAAAAATAGTGTTGGACGAAATGAAATGAATGCAATTGAACAATTAGAATTATGGAAGATTTACGCAACTCATTGGTGCGAACACAAACCATCCATCACAGTATATGTACATGATAATGAATGGCTAGAAGTTGGCGCATGGGTTTATAAGAATTTTGACGTTATGAGTGGCGTATCATTTTTGCCGCACACGAATCATTCATATCGACAACCACCGTATCAAGAGATTGATAAAAAGACATACGACGCACTAGTTAAGCAAATGCCAAAGAATGTAGATTGGACATTACTTACTGAATACGAAAATGAAGATAACACAGCAGGGGCGCAAACAATGGCGTGTTCTGCAGGTTCATGTGAGATAGTAGACTTAACTGCTGAGACAGGATTAGCAGTTGGACTAGACGCACAAACACACACAGGAGATTAAAATGTTAGAAAATAAAGAGGCCGTCTTTGAAAAAGACAAGATTATTGCATTCCGCATAATCACAGGTGACGAAGTTATTGGAAAGGTTACATCTTTCGATAGCCAAAGTGTGACTGTTAAAAAGCCATGCACACTTACCTTTGATCCACAGACGGGTAACGTTGGTCTAATGCCAGCAAGCCTGCTGTCTGATCCAGAGAAAGATATTATATATCAACGTAATGCAATTGTAGCAATTATGACGCCGCGCGCCGATGCAGCAGATTCATACGAGCAATATGCATCACCAGTTGCAATAGCAAAGAAGGGTGGATTAGTATTACCAGCAGGTGCAAAATAGAGCTAAAACGATAAATACTCTGTGAGCGTTACACGACACCACACTAACGGGATAAGGAGTATACAATGGCTCAAGGAAAATCACCATTCGAATTACGTGCGGACTTGCTAAAGCTGGCATATGATATGTTGCTTTCGCAACACCATGCCAAAGCAATCGCCAACGGCGGGACAGCAGCAGAAACGTCCCCGACCTCAGAAGAAATAATTGACGAGGCACGTAAACTAAACGAGTTTATCTCTCGATCTGGTAACGACCGCCGCGATAAGTAACGTAACCCCTTGAATTATTACATAATTTAGTGCTTGACTTCAAGCACTGAATGTTCTATAATGGTTGTTACTTATTGGAGATTTTACATGCGCTTTCGCTTGATGAGTGACCTTCATCTAGAATTTGAAGATCGTACACTAGATTTTACCCCGATTCCGCTGAAGGATGACAAAACTACAGTTTTGATCCTTGCTGGCGACGTTGCGCTCGGCATTGATGCTGTGGGGTTCATACAGAAAATGTGCAAGCAATTCTACAAAGTCGTATACTGTCTCGGTAACCACGAATTTTACTACAACGAATACAACAAGACTCGCGCACGATGGAGTGATCGGCCTGAAATGCCAAGCAATTTCATTTTGCTTGACGATCATGTAGCAATTATTGATGAGCAAGTCAGGCTCGTTGGTGGTACTCTGTGGACAGATTTTAACGGCGACGATTACTTTGCTAAAAATCTTGCAATACAGTGCATGAACGATTACAACTGTGCCAAATTCAAGAGTGGCGACAAAGTAAGCGGTTATCGTAAACGCCCCCTTCATCCAAATGATACTGTTCGGGCGCATAAGCAAACATTGTTTCTTATTACAGAAACAATTCGAGTCCCATTTGATGGGCCTACGATAGTTGTTACGCATCACCTGCCGCATCCATTGTGTGTTGCGCAGGACTTTCGCACTGATCCGCTTAATCCTGCATACATGACAAACTTGGATGAAGTGATTGAAGCCAATGACATTGCTGTTTGGGTTCACGGCCACACGCACACGAATGTTGATGTTGAAGTTCACGACACAAGAATTTTGTGCAATCCCCGTGGATACACCCCCGATGATCTAAACGAGGGTTTCGATGAACAGCTTACCTTCGAAGTTTAACATTTGGACTGCGTTCGCAATACTTATGACGCTGAATGTGCTAGATGCTGCCACAACAGCAGTACTGGTGAATCAGTACGGACCAAATGTTGAAGCTAATCCCATAGTTCGCCACTGGATTGAAGTATATGGTGTCTCAGGCATCTATATGATTAAATTCGTAGTAGTGGCGTTCTTAGGTTTGACCATCAATGCTGTCAAGCGCGTTGGCAGAGAACGCGCACAATTCGCCGCCCATATTTCTTTATGGGTATTAAATGTTTTGTTAGCATTTATCGTAATCAACAACGTCATTCTTGTCGTAAATTCGATAAATACATAAAACAGGAACCAACATGGATTTAGCAAGCAAGATAGCCTCTGGTAACTACAAAGGCTTGGTAACATTTAGTGATATTCACGCTCACGCAGATAAGCTGAAAATGGGTATTCGCTACGCTATAAAGAACGATTTGTTTATCGTATTCTTGGGCGACCTAGTGGACGGCCATGATAAGCCCCTTGAAACCGTAGTTACCGTAAAGCAGCTACTTGACGAGGATCGTGCTGTATTTGTTATCGGAAACCACGATGACAAATTCCATCGTTACGCTAAAGGAAATAAAGTACATCTGAAAGGTGCACAAAAGAAAACGCTTGAAGATATACCAGAAAACAAGCGAGATTTCTTCCTGCAGACAATGACTGATATTGTTCTTCACAAGAATGCTGCACTAACGCATCGTCTACATAATTGGACGTTCGTGCATGGTGCTGCACACAGAACAGTATGGGATGATAGAGATAACCTACATAAGAGCGCGAAGCATCGCGCATTGTATGGTCAATCAAGTGGCAAAATGGAGCCGCTGGGTTGGAGGAAACTAATACCTGATGCCATACGCGACACCGACAAAGATTTCCCTGTTAGAGAATACGATTGGGTTGATGACATTCCAGCAGATCAGAATGTTGTTGTGGGACATGATCGCAAACCAATGGGAAAGAAATTAAAGAAAACTGGCCCTCATACACACGCAGGTGCGTTGGGTGGCAAAGCAGTCTTCACTGACATGGGCTGTGGTAAGGGTGGTCAACTCTGTCTCGCAGTATTCAGTGTGGATGGTGAAAAAGTTGAAATGACAGGGCATGAGGCAATCTAATGAAATTATTTGAAGTAAAGAAAGACTATAAACTTTTCGTTGACCTCGATGGTGTCGTGGCTGATTTAGATAAACACGTTCTTGAACTAACGGGCAAAACGTTTCCGCAATTGCGTCAGAATGACAACGATGATGGTTTTCAAAATTTCGTAGACAGTGAACGAGCAGAAGGCCATACTGTTTTTGATGATCTGGATCCGCATCCTGATGCGCACGAACTTTGGAATTACATTGTTAAATATAAGCCTTCTATCCTCACAGCAACAGGCGTACCAGAAGCGCCAGCGGCCGCAGAAAAGATTCGATGGGTACATGATAATCTTAGCGGCTTTGATAACATACACACTGTCAAAAAGAGTATAATGAAAGCAGCATACGCAGAACCAAATCACATTCTAATTGATGATCGAGAAAAATCTATCCAGCCTTGGCGCGAGGCGGGAGGCATCGGCATCTTACATACCAGCGCAGCAGACACAATTTCACAGCTACAGAAGCTAGGACTATAAGAAAAATCAATGACTTACGAGGCCCCGAATTAAACGGGCTTCGTAAGTGCTTGATTTTATACGGGATTTAGGTATTGACATTTCCTGTTTATTTGCGTATAATGTATGAATACATTGTCGCATGAGAAGTAATAAATGAACACAATGAAACGAATTCAAAACGGTATTATCACGTTTACAGCTATTGCTGGTGTCCTGTTGGCTGCACCAGCGACTTATGCTGTAGTTAATGTGTTGACTCGCCCCGATATGATTACCGTCGCAGTTGAACTCCCACAAACACGCAAAGGCGTTGTAACAATGTGGGATGCAATCGACAATGAGGTTGGTCTTGGTGGTTCACCAGACTGGTATCACGACTACGAAGCTGAAAGTCTAAATTCTGTAGAGCCAGAATTCATATTTGTCAACGACAGAAGTTATACAGCAGCAGAACACGTATGTCTTGCTAAAAATATATATTTTGAGGCTCGCAATGAGTCTCTTAAAGGCCAAGTTGCTATTGCGCTTGTAACGCTGAACCGCTTACAAGAGGCACGTTGGTCAAGTGAAGTTTGCGACGTAGTTTACGACAGCAATCAATTTTCTTGGTATTGGGATGGCTTGTCAGATCGTCCCCGCAATTATGCATCATATGATAGTATTGCGCTAGTTGCTAGTGCTATGCTCGATGCAGATATGGCTATGTTTGACTTCACGTATGGTTCAACGCATTATCATGCAGACTATGTTTCTCCGTATTGGAACGAGTACATGATATTGAAAGCGAAGATCGACACCCACCTCTTCTATTATGAACCAGTAATTCAAACCACAGCAAGCTTACTATAAGGAATTCTACATGGACGGCGCACTATATTTCACCATATCATGGTATATCGCATATGCCATGATTGCGTTTTTTGTTCCAGTTTTGTTATTTCGTTTATTTCGCACAATACCATATTACGTGAAAAACGGAAATATGGGCAACGACGATAATGATTTAATGTTTGGTTGGAGTAAAGACTCCAAGGGAAGAATATACAATCTCTTTAATGAGACACACCCAGGGGCGATTCTTATGGACGCAGTTACTCTTGCAGGAGTGGGTGTTGCACTATTTATAGCATGGGGATTGGTTCCAATAGTAGCAACTGGCGCATTACTCGTCTATAGTATTACAAAATATGCGCAATATCTTCGAAATCGACATTTAAAGAAACTAGAGTTTGTCGATAAGCTAAAAAGCGGAGAATAACTCCCACAATTTAAATTTAGGAAAAGCAGTACTTGACGTACTGCTTTTTTTGTTGTATACTCGTTATATGACACGATTTTCTCAACCAACTACAGAAATTATCAAACCATCTATGGTTCCTGATCCAGATGCAAAGCAGAAATTTGTTGACAGGTTAAAAGGAAAACTTCGCGTTAAAGTATTGAGAGTTGCGAGTGGCGTGACATTCACCATTTGCAATACAGCAACAGAAGAAATGCACCAAATAATGAAACTCGGCGATAAGTGGCAAATGTGGGGGAATTCTGCTAACGGCCCCATATCACTCACAAATCACGAATTGGAAGAATATCTATCTTTACAGTGGGACATTGCACAAGAGCAAGAAAAAGATATTCGTATCATAGATGAAAATGGGTGTTTAGAATGGCTTCCAAAATAGTTAAATGGAAAAAAGTTCCAAGCTGGGTTGATTGGAAAACTATCCAAAAGAAACTGACGCGGGACGCCAAGAAACGGAAATTTACTAATCGTTTAAAGCATGGTGACAATAATAGAACCAATGATCCTGGGCCGCACTAATGAAATTTTTGAGAAAACGAAAAGCCAATAAGATTCGAAAACTGAAAACTAGAGTTATTGAATTAGAAGAAGAAAATAATAGCTTGCGAAAAGAGGTTTTTCAGTATCGGCTTAAACGGGGCAAAACCACACCTAAACCCAGGCGGCGAATGATGAAGGTAATGGGTAAGATGGGCGAAGGGGCACTAGACGACTAAAATGAAAAATTACTTAGATTTACTACAAGATATAATGGACAATGGGTTCGACAAAGATGATCGAACTGGCATTGGTTCACGCTCAGTTTGGGGCAGAATGTTACATTGGAATTTAGAAGAGGGATTCCCAATCATTACTACGCGCAAAGTAGCGTTTCGTATTTCATTCGAAGAAACCATGTTTATGCTACGTGGTGGCAGACAAACGAAAGAACTAGAAGAAAAGAATATACACATATGGACAGGAAATACAACAAGAGAATTTCTGGACGCAAGAGGTTTAGATTGGCTAGAAGAGGGCGATATGGGCTATGGGTACGGCCACCAATGGCGAAACTTTGGCGGCTGGGACACAGCAGACAGTCCCGAAGACTGGCACTACACAGGAATCGACCAGTTAGTGCAGATGATAGAACAAATCAAAAACGATCCGTTCAGCCGAAGACATATCATAAGCGCATGGAATCCACAACAAATAGAAAAATGCGCGTTACCGCCCTGTCATATATTACAACAATATCAGGTCACGCCAGATGGAAGGTTAAACTCTAATTTTATGATGCGCAGTAATGATGTTCCATTTGGTCTACCATACAATATTATGAATTACGCATTCCTAAATATGGCTCTTGCAAAACTTTTGGGATATAAACCAGGAATTCTTTCGTACACTGGTAACGACGTTCACATATACAAGAATCAATTTGATATGGTGAATGAGCAACTAGAGCGTACACCACATCCACTTCCTCAATTAGAAATTCTAAAAGACCTAAATAAACTTGACGATCTATTAGAATTAGAGTATAATGATGTATCACTGACAAATTATGTCGCAGAACCAGACATTAAGAACAAGCCAAAAATGGCTGTATAAGGATAATAATGAAGAATTGTACTGAATGTGGGGATGAATTCACAAAACCAGAAATGGAAGATATGTGCCGTGCGTGGCATGAACAGTGTAGCGAATGTTATAGACAAGGGCTACTTGAAACTATGCAGCACATAAAAGAATGGGCAGAGACAGAGGCAGAAAAACAATGAATTCAGGAACAGGCGGCGCACCAGTTCAATACTATATTGAGAAGCCAAGCGAAGCAACAATAGAGAAGATCGACTTTGTAATTCAAGGCGTCGAAAATGGCTTATTCAAAGACTTATCCAAAAAGATTGATTTCCACCAGAAATTAAAGGGTGAAGATTCTAAGAAGTTTGTTGAAAGTTTATTGGCTTTTGTTGAAGACCAGCAGAAATGTATTCACGATCTACAGATAGACCTTTCTACTGAACGAAGTAAATCAATCGACGCAGAGGTTAGAATCACAGAATTGGAAACAAAAGTAAACAACTACAACACTGATATGCGTGGCGTAGCAAACGCATTTATAGCAATAGCGAATCCTGATCCATTGGGACAGAACTATGCCATTAATATTGACCAGAGCGCAGTTGATAACTTCATTACGAATTTCAAGAGCAAATACTAATGAACCAATACGAAAAACAAGGGTTTGATTTTGATCCTGAACTTATTGATCTGTTTGATGCTATCTTACAGAATATATCAGACGAGGGCGATCTTAAAGATGAATTTTCAAAGCTTAAATTCATCAAAAAGTTGGAGGGCACGTATAATGGCAAGCCTGGGCCGTTGAAACAGTTGATTGAGAAAATGGCTACAATGGAGCGCGAGTTTACTCGCAGCCAAATGGATATGCAACGTGCAATAAGTGATATAACAGAAATGTCACGCATAATGAGCAAAGCTGCAATGGCGCATACTGCATCAGAGAAAATGGAAGCGATGCAAAGTCTTCAAGGCATCCAAACCCGATCACAATACTACAGTTGGAATCAAAACGAAAATGGCGCTTAATAAAAATAAAACAGACGCAGTACTTGGGCAAGAGATTCACGAACACTTACTTGAGTTGGGCGTGGAAACGCCATTTGCAGCAAGGGAAGCAATGAACGAAGACCTAATGGTTGAGTTGATTGGAAAGAATGTGCAATCAACCATGACTGTTCTTGGTCTTGACCTTGAAAACGATAGCTTACAAGATACGCCGAAGCGAGTAGCAAAGATGTATGTGGATGAAACATTCTATGGATTACGAATAGAAAACTTCCCCAAGATCACAGTCGTAGAGAATGAATTCAATTACGATGAAATGCTGGTCGAAAAGAACATCAATATCATGTCTGTATGTGAGCATCATTTTGTTGGCATCGTGGGCAAAGCGACAATTGGCTATATCCCAAATGGGAAAGTTATTGGTCTATCGAAGCTTAATCGCGTAGCAGAATATTTTGCGCGTAGACCACAAGTACAAGAAAGATTAACAGCACAGATTTATCATGCACTCTGTTACATACTTAAAACAGAACAGGTTGCAGTAGTAATTGACGCAGATCATTTCTGTGTCAAGAGCAGAGGAATTGAAGATACTGGTTCAAGCACAATAACCAGCAAACTAGGCGGTGGATTCAAAGGTGATCCAGCGACACGCGCAGAATTTATGGCACTTGCGAGGGATTACAAATGAGTGAAAAGAAAGAAAAGATGGTAGATGTGGAAATTGATTTTGAAGAAGATGATCTCTTTTATCTAATGCAGAAAGCACATGAGAAAGATATTACATTGAACCAATTAATTAATGATATGTTAACAGAATTTATAGAGGAAAATAAAGATGGCAAGAGTAACAGTTGAAGATTCACTAACCACAGTGGTAGCAGCGGGCGGAGGAATCTTTCATATGATTCTAATTGCTGCAAATCGCGCCCATCAGTTGCAGCATGGCGCACAACCACTTGTATCACCAGATAAAGATAAACCAACAGTAATTGCATTGCGTGAGATTGCAGCAGGATACACTGATTTCAGTGAAGTTGTAATCCCATCGAAAGATGCATTTGGTCAACCAGCCAAGACACGAGGACCAGAAGTAAATCGGCCTCGTCATTGGGGTACAGGCAGCACAGCATATATAGCAGGAGAGGAAAATGGACAAGATTGAATATTATATAGACAAGGGTGGAAAGCATCGCTGGCGCGTACAGGCAGCAAATGGAAAAATTGTTGGTGCATCTTCACAGGGGTTTTCTAGTAAACAAAAAGCAGAAGAAAATTTGTATATTCTTTTTGATGTAATGAATAACGGCAAATTCTAATGTGGAAGATTAGTAAGCAATTCAACTTTGCATACGGTCATCGCGTTTGGGTACAGAAGCTAGAGAGTGAATTTGCACTTGATCGTAAGTGTGTTTGCAGACATTTGCATGGACACGAAGCAGAAGTGCATATTCATTTGCAAGGTGACGAACTAGACGAGCAAGGAATGGTAACAGATTTCTTGCATCTAAGTTGGCTCAAGAAATTCTTTGACGAAACTGTAGATCACAGATTCATCATAGATCATAGTGATCCGCTGTATCAGAGAATGATTGGTGTACGCAAGCAATTGAAGCCAGTGTTTGTACCAGATACAGACCACATCGCAGGCCACGTTATTGATATGGACGAAGAATTGCGTGGGTTTACATCCGACCACCCTGAGTATGAATACTTGGAAAGCTTTTTCATAGTTGATTTTATTCCTACTTCTGAGAATCTATCGAAGTGGGCATACGAACTCGCAGCAGTAAAAATGGCAAAGCTTGGCGTGAAAGTTGGTGAAGTTGAATGGTGGGAAACACCAAAGAGTTGCAGCAGATACAGTGAGCCAGAAATATGAGCGTGGGTCCGCCAAGTGGAGTTAACCATTTCGCTCAGGATATTTTTTCGGGGATTGTACCAGAGCCAGATGTTAACCACCCCGACTACAAAAGCGCGCAAAGTGTTTGTAGCACACACGTTGAAGTGGGTGATAATGATGCGTTGTATATCTATGTAGAAAACAACATGGGAATGCCACCAAACAAGTTTCTTCAATATCTCGATAGAATTAAAGAACGCTTTGTAGAAGCAATTCCAGGCACGACAATCATTGTCGGCCCACACGATTTGAAGTTTACAACAATCACTAAAAAGCAAGTATTTAAGGGCAAGTTGGACGGCTCGCTGCTGAATGATGACTAAACCAGTGTTTATGACTGTGAAAAGTAGATAAATATACATATGTTCGGATATATAACTCTCTTAACGGGGCTGGCATTATCTACAGTCGCCGCATGGTTCGCTATCGAAGGTATAATGGTACTTTTTGCTGGTTTGCCTCTCTATGGAATGATAATGGGAATCGTTGTCGAGGCTGGTAAGGTCGTTGGCATCACTTGGATATACAGGCATTGGGAACACAAAACCAGATTAAAGTATGTAATGATTCCTGTTACATTCATTGCAGTTTTACTTACGAGTATGGGTATTTTTGGTTTACTATCTAAAGCACATATTGAACAAGTCGCGCCCGTCGCAAATAACTCTGCAAAAATCGAACGCTTAGATCAGCGTATTACCAGAGAACAGTCTGAAATTGCAGATGCAGAACTTATCATTGACCAATTAGATGATACTGTGCGAGTACTCGTAGACGCTAGAAAGATTAGCCACCCCACTGAAGGGTCAAAGATTGTACGCATTAATCAACAACCGCAACGTGACCAACTCAAAGGAATTATTGATGAATCTTTTGATTCTATTGATGAATACGAAGATGCGAAACTATTGCTCAACCAAGAACTAAACGCACTTGAATTAGAAGTTGGGCCTGTCAAATATATTGCAGCGATCATTTACGACGATCCTGATAATAATTTAGAAGAAGCTGTACGTATGGTTATCATTGCGTTTATTTTCGTATTTGATCCAATGGCTATTCTATTGCTTATGGCTGGTAACTATACACTCATGGGTAGAATTGGTATGGCACCTAGTGTGCCTAAGCCGCCTAAGAAAAAGATCGTGCCAAATGCAGATACGAAATTCGTACCAGCAGAAGTTATAGCAGAAGTCGTGGCAGAAATCATAGATGAAAAGATTCCACCAAAACCAGAAACAACCACAGACGAACCTGTAGAAATTACAAACACAGAGAATAAAGCAAAGTCAATAGAGATACCAGCCGAGCCGCATGAAGAAATAAAACCCCACGGCCAAGGCGTATACGCACCACAACACTTCAGGAAGAAATAAATGACTGATACAATCAAATGTAGTTTTTGTCCCAATACTAGAAATGATGTTAAGAAAATAATTGCAGGCCCAGACAAGGGCGAAGAAACAGTCTATATTTGTGAAGAATGTATAGAAGTTGGCTATCGCGCAGTCAGCACAAAGACATTGCGCCAGCCAAGTTCAGATACACCAACCCCGCATGAAATCAAACACTACTTAGATACGTATGTGATAGAACAGGGTAGTGCAAAAGAGGCACTAGCAGTAGCACTTTATAATCACAATAAGCGTATCAATAATCCAGTAGTCGGAGAAACAACACTCAAAAAATCTAATGTATTGCTCATAGGCCCAAGTGGAACTGGCAAAACATTATTGGTCAGTACGATTGCAAATCTTTTGAAATTACCATTTGTACATGCAGATGCAACCACATTAACATCGGCAGGCTACGTAGGCGAAGATGTAGACAGCATGGTTGATCGTTTGCTAGAAAAAGCGGATGGCGACATTGAACTTGCGCAACAAGGCATTATTTACATTGATGAGATAGATAAAAAAAGCAGGGAAATTTCATCACCATCAACCAACAGAGATGTGTCTGGTGAGGGCGTACAGCAAGCATTATTAAAACTGGTTGAGGGGTCACAAGTCAAGCTTTCCAACGGTAGTGAGTTCGATACGACCAACATTCTGTTCATCGCGGCGGGCGCATTTGTGGGCCTTGACAAGATTATATTGAGGAGTGATCGAAATGCAACAGGCATCGGATTTATATCAAAGGTTGACAAACCACCCGCACTTGAGTTATTATTGACTACTACATCAGAGGATCTAATTGAATATGGAATGATTCCTGAATTTGTAGGACGGTTCCCAAGTGTAGTTCCATTATCAGAACTAACAACAGAATCATTAGTACGAATATTGACAGAACCAAAAGATTGTTTGGTGGATCAATATAAGAGTTTATTTTCGCTTGACGGTGTTGAACTATTATTTGAAGAAGAATTTTTGGAGACTATAGCAGAACAAGCGTCTAAGCAAAAAACAGGAGCAAGAGGATTACAAAACCTAATGGAAAAAGCCTTGCTCCGTACGCAGTTTGAGTTGCCACACCTTAGATCGAAGGGAGCAACACAAATAATCATTAACAAAGTAGGAAAACCACACGTAGTATACACTAAGAGTAAAATTAATGAACAGAAATAATAAGCCAAGAAACAAGCATAATAACTACAGTAAGAAGCCAGAATTTGATGTACGTACAGTATGTCCTGGATTAAAAGTAACGATTCAAGGTGACGATGATCGTTCATTTACAAAAGCCCTCCGCATTTTTAATAAAAAAGTGCAAGACTCCCGCCTATTGAGAGACCTGCGCGAACGCGAGTACTACGAGAAGCCTTCGATAATTCGGAAACGAAAAAGAGCAATCGCAGTAAAGAGAGAAGAAAAGCGTCGTGAAGGTGACATTACAAAACGGAAAAGACTTTACTAAATTAATTTAGGAAAGTGCTTGACTTTTTGGTCAAAATTTAGTATAATAGCCGTAACAACAAAAAATCTTGTTGCAATCGGCAGTTGGCACTCTTGTTTTCTAAGACCCACTGAACTCGGTCGATTAATGTTTATAAACAGGAGATACACAAATGAAGTACATGGCAATTTTTCTAGCATTCTTCATGCTAGCGGCACCTGCTTACGCTACTGGAAACGGCGGCAACGGCGGACAAGATCATACTTGTCAAGGTGGACACAATTGTAACGAAGGTGGTGGCGAAGGTGGTTCAAACACTAACGACAACACCAATCGTAACAACAACGACAACACCAATCGTAACAACAACGACAACACAAACACGCAAGGCCAAGCACAGGGTCAAGCACAGGGTCAAGCACAAGGTCAGGCACAGGGTCAGATCGCTACGGGCGGAAATTCTGATGCTACGTCAATCGCTGGCGCAGGCGTTTTTGGTTCTGGAAACAGCGAGAACACTAATACTGCTACAGGCGGTGCTGGTGGAGAAGGCGGAGACGGCTTCGGAGTTGGCGTAGGTATTGGCGGCGGCGCCGAAACAGACGTAGATGCATCAAGTCGTAACACTAACATCGTAGGTGGCGGAACAGCTATCTCAGGTGGCGGTGCAGGCGGCAATTCTGATGCAACTGGCGGCAACGCTTCAATCAACATCGGTGGTGGTGAAGGCGGATATGGCGAAGGCCAAGGCGAAGGTTCTGGTAACGGAATTCTTTCATCTAACGTTGGCGATACAACTAGCGAAAGCAACAACACAAACGACAACACTAGCTCTGCAACTAACGAAGGCAACAACACAGAAGTTAACGTTAGCATTGGCGAAGATGGTCCTTTGACAGCAAGCACTCAGACAGTTGAGGGTTCTACGCTTACAGTTGAAGGCGACGAAATCGTTTATGAAGCTACAGTAATGCCTGTTAATTCAGCAGCACCATCGTTCTCTGCAATCTGCTCAAGTGGCGGCGCAGGAACTGGTAAGAGCTTCTCTCTATCCCTAGCAGTAACAAATGATGTATGTCAAGCACTTATGGTAGCTGACGCATATGCAGCAATGGGTGACATGGAGAACGCTCTCAAGTGGGTTGAAGCAGCAGCACGACACGCTAAGTGGAAAGGTGGCATGGGCTACATCCGTCACGTACTAACAATAGGCATCATGTAAGGAGAAATGACGATGAGAAAGCTTATACTAACAATAGCACTATTGCTACCGTTGACAAGTATGGCTCAGTCGCTATTTCCAGATAGCCCTGTAGATATGAAGCCAGGTTATGGCGCAGATGGTGCAGGACTACATTACGGTCGTCCAGTTGGAATCCCAGGTAATGATTGTGTAATCAATCCAGTGTCAATGACGCACATGCGCACGACACAGACAAAGACAGTAACAACACTAGTTGCAGGTGATGTAATTTTAATCCCCGCAACTGTGTTGTTTGACTTCGACAAAGATATTGTTCTACCAGAAGGCGAAAGCATTCTAGCAGATCGAATCTACGCAAAGCTTGTAGAGTTTGGTGTTGAAGGTGTTGATGTGGTTGGACACACTGATTCAAAGGGTACGGACGAGTACAACGATGGACTTGGACTACGTAGGGCTGATGCAGTAGCAGCAGTTCTAGTTTATCTAGGTTTCCCATCAGAAGCAGTCACAGCAAGTTCGGGTGGTGAGCAATTCCCACTTGTACCGAATGAGAATGCAGATGGTAGTGACAATCCAGAAGGTCGTCAGACCAATCGTAGGGTTGAGCTAGTTGTATCAAGAGTAGCTGATGTAGCTGTAGAAACAGAAGTAACAGAAGAAGTAGTGGTCGCACGTAATCCTCAAATCTTCCATAGACTAAGCAGTAGCAATACTGTACTATGTGAAGGTCCAAGGTTTAGCGGTCGATACGCACTCGGATATTACTGGTTCTAAGCAACAGTAACAAAAGAAAGATCAAAAGGCTGTGATGATTTTCGTCACAGCCTTTTTTAATGGTGATAAATAAGTGTGTATACAATTACAATGGCGTAATTGGCTACAGGGCACGGCGCCCAACTACTTGCTTACTATAAAGGAGTAACAACATGAACACCAAAGAACTAGCACGTATCACTTCGGCAGATATTTTTAATCGCCAATTCATAGGCTTTGATCGCATCGTAGATCACCTATCAAGCTTACAATCAAACAACTATCCACCACATAACATTATCATTACAGGCGACGATACTCGTAGTATCGAATTTGCGCTTGCTGGATTCCAGCGGGATGATGTTGATATTACAGTAGAAGATGATGTATTGACTGTTAGTGGAGAACCAGCAGTAGATGAAGATAAAATTTATGTTCATCAGGGTATTGCATCACGTAGTTTCACGAAGCAATTCAGTTTAGCTGAGTATTGGGAGATTGATAGTGCTGAATTCAGCGATGGAATTCTCACAATTCTGCTAAAACAGGAAATTCCAGAAGCTAAAAAGCCAAAACAGATAGAAATTAAGTAAAACCGCTTGACAATGATGTACAGGCATGCTATTATGTATGTCTGTACATTAATTTGCGGGTCTATTATGTCTGAAATTGAAGAACAAGTTAAAGAAGAAATTGAAATCAAAGAGCCAAATCTTTGGCGCGTGATTTTCCACAACGATAACAAAACCACAATGGAATTTGTCATTTTTCTGTTATTGCAAATCTTTCATAAGACTGAGGAGCAAGCAACAGCGATCACAATGGAAGTACATGAGAAAAACGCCGCAATCGTTGGCGTATACACACACGAACTTGCAGAGAACAAAATGAATGTCTGCATAAACACAGCGAGACAAGAAGGCTTCCCACTGAATGTCTCAATAGAAGAAGAGGAATAAGCATGACTGGTTCAATGGATGATATTCGTAAAAAATTATCCAATGAAACAATCAAATGCAAAAAAATTTCCCACGTTGACAGGAAAGCGGCACGTAAAGCAGTAATGAGTCACTGGAAAGAGGGCAAAGAAATTGGCTCTATTTACTATTGTGATAGCTGCGAAGCCTTCCATCTGACAAAGCGTAAGCCAGGCAACAAGAGCTTCCGCTTCCTATAACCTACCTAGTATCTGCGTTCTGCGGATAGTTACGGCTGCATAAAAGTGCTAAATAATATTATGTATTGGGTAATACCATACATATACGCACACTTGTCCAATATGTGTCTATTCATTTAAAGGAGTAAGGCAATGAAATTGACATTTGAACAGCACTTGAAAAACACGCACGAAATCTTGCAAGCAATACATACACTCTATCCAGATATGAATGTGAAGAACGCCAAAAAGGAGAACGGCAAAGACACAAAGAGTTAATTTGGAACTTACAGACGGAGTACAAGATTATGTGTACCGAAGAACAATGGGAGTCGTGCAATACTTCTGCTGCACAATACGCAGCAACAAAATTTGCAATAGCATTAGAAGAACAAGCTAGACAAGAAGGGTTCAAACCAAAAACAATCAAGGTAAGAACAAAAGAACAGATTATAAAAGGTGGTTTCGGCAAATCAGACGCACAAGTAGTGTGGGAAGAGGGGCCAGAAGGATGGACAGAGTACGTAGAAGTTACTCTAGTCAACGACATCGACTACGTTATCGAAGGAAACACGGTGTCGTTTTATACAATATAATGGATAAATTTAACTTTAATAACATTGGAACAAACTATACAATTCTCGACAAGGATACTAAAGAGACGGATAATATTCGTATCATAGATGCTGCTGAATTGTTTGCTGTTATAGGTGAATATCAGAGTACGGATTACTCATACACTTCTTACCACACAACTGAACTTCTCAAAGGGTTTCGTAATTTCGCAAAGAGCCCTCACCATATTTCATGGTATTCAGCATACGAAAAAGAGTTTGAACTCAGGGAAGCAATCGTACAAGCCAAAAAAGAGGGAAATACTGTACTGGTCACGGAGATTTTAGACGAATTACCGTCAAATATCAGGGAATAAGCTTGACTTTGACTCCAAACTACTGTAGAATAGCATATTCATATCATATTTGGAGAACCCCTTGAGAGAAATGACCGACATTGAAGCCCAATTTGGCCCTCATCGTGCGATTACGTGTGAGTGGACGCACCTTGAATCTTGCTCGGCGCCCGTTGCTGATAGTACAGCATATTGTGCGAAGCACTTGAAGCTGGCATATAGAGTGCCAGAGAAGAAAGTTAGGAAAAATACAGAATACAAACAAAAAATTAACTTTTAAGGGAGATTGTAGTGTCAGACAATAAAAAGCCAATGCAGACGCGGGTGTTAGTCTTTGTTGCAGCAGCAATATTGACTTGGTTCACGATTGACTTACTCTTTCCATCAAGTGATGTAATTTCAAAACAGTATACTCACTTCACACAGCACTTAGATGATGTAGACGAGATATATCTCAAGGGTGACCAAACATCATTTTTATATTCACTCAAAAATGACGACACCGTATATCAATCAGTGTTTCCACCTGGTAAAGTAACACTCATACTTGATGAATTACAAGCACAGGGTGCTAGTATTGGCGTTGAAGCTCCACCAAAGCCAGCAGGCATGGGTTCAATGATATTAATGTCAATCGTTCCAGTGTTCATTCTTATTGGTGCGCTGATATGGATAAGTAGAAAGAATGGTGCAGGCGCAACTGCTGGAATGGGTGGCAGTCCAGCACACCTCATTAATCCCGAAGACAACAAAACGACACTGGCAGACGTTGCTGGTAACCCTGGCGACTTCGATGAAGTGCATGAACTCGTAGAATTCTTACACAACCCACAAAAATTCTGGAAAGCTGATGCAGAACTCCCTCATGGAATTCTATTACATGGGCCTCCTGGATGTGGTAAAACACTTCTAGCAAGAGCAATTGCTGGTGAAGCTAAAGTTCCGTTCTTTACAATTGGTGGTTCAGATTTCGTAGAAATGTTTGTTGGTGTTGGTGCCTCTCGCGTTCGCAGTTTGTTCGCAGATTTGAAGCAACATTCCCCTGCGATTTTGTTTATTGATGAAATTGATGCATTGGGTGGTGCGCGTGATACTGGAATTGGTGGTGGTAGCAGAGAACACGGCCAAACATTGAACCAATTGTTGATCGAAATGGATGGATTCGATGAACACGCAAGTATTCTGGTCATTGGCGCAACCAATAGAGCAGATGTACTTGATCCTGCGCTTGTGCGCCCTGGTCGTTTTGATCGCCAGATTGCAATTGGATTGCCTGACATTAATGCGCGTGAAAAGATACTACAAGTGCATACGAACGGGCGTAACATGGAAGAATCTATTGACTTACGCACTATCGCTAAGGGAACTCCAGGATTCAGTGGAGCAGATTTAAAGAATCTTGTCAATGAAGCAGCAATGCTAATCGCCAAAAATGATCGTGAACAAATGATTATGGCTGATTTGGATGGTGCGCGTGATCGCATACTCATGGGCAAAGAGAAAACACTTGAAATGTCAGCCAAAGAAAAAGAAATGACTGCATTTCACGAAGCAGGACACGCACTTGTGGGACACAAGATGCCAGAACACGATCCTATCTACAAAATCTCCATCGTTCCGCGTGGTCGTGCGTTGGGTGTCACTATGTATCTACCAGAAGGCGACACATACAGTCACAGTCAGCAGTACTTAAAGAGTCAGATCGTCAGTTTAATGGGCGGTCGAGCAGCAGAGCACCTACAGTATGGCGAAGATGCCATTACTACGGGCGCGTCGAACGATCTTGAACGTGCAACCGATCTAGCAAGGGCAATGATAACGAAATGGGGGTTTAGTAACACTGGCCTCATCAGTTTTCGTGATCGTGATTACCCTATGCTATCTGAGGACACGAAGCAGAAGATTGACGATCAAGTACGTGAACTACTGGAAAAATCGTATGAGAAAGCATACAATCTTCTAAAACGCAATAAGAAAAAACTTACTGAGGTGGCTTTGGCTCTCGTTGAACACGAAACGATTGACTTTGACCAATTCCGTATACTAATTGGAGAAGATAAGAATGGAGAACAACAAAAATGAAACATATTACTTCCCTGACCAACACGTTGTCGTGGCATACGAATACGACGGTTTTAATCAAGCGCGAGCAATGGGGATATTTCTAACAGACGCCGACGAAGCATTTACGAAACAAGAACTTTTGGGATATTTTGATGAAGTAGCCCCTGCATATTTGATTGCAACGGGGATTCCAGACGTTGGCGAAGTCACAAGAAACAACTATCACAGCAAACTGTCTGACTTCATAGTGGATTTATATGAAAAGGGCGTAGACGAACTAGACGTAACATACTACATACCACAAACACTCCACTAAAAAATAAGAATGCGATAAATACACATATAAATAATGTGGAGTTTGATATGTCAGATGCAAGACAACAACTAAATGAAATGAAACGTCTCCGTCAAGCAATGGAAGACATTAATGAAGGCAACGAACGTCCATACGTTTGCCATCATAATAAAAAAGGCGAGCATGAATGCAAGGCAGATTCTAGCTACGGTGCTGTAAAGAAAGCAGCAGAAGCTTGGGGGCTAGACTCTACAGCGGGAATAAGTGCAACTTTAACAGATGTTAAGCAATCAACTCAGTTTGTTGGCGAAGATGCAGAACCTGAGTGTCCTTATTGTGACGATGAAGAACCACTCGACGGCGTAGCATGTTTGAACTGTGGCAGCAAGCAATTTGTTGGTGAAGATGAGGGCGAAGAATGTCTATGCAAGGGCAAAGGATTTCTTTATGGCGATCATGGCACATTCGACTGCCCAAGATGTAGCGACAGCGATGAAAGAAAACTACAAGACAAAGTTGCTGATTCTGAACTAAGCGAAGATTCTGGACACAGCATAAAAGATATCCTTGCTGATAATGAAGTTGCTGACTTGCTTAAAGATTTAGATGAACAAGGTGATATTGTTTATGGTTCATCGTACTTTGATATACTATACGATCATTTCTTAACTACTCACGCTGACGAAATTCCAGTTGGTCATAGAACTGGTCGTCCTGACGATGTTGACGGTTACGTACTTGATAATCTAGAACGTGACTATGGTGAAGAACTTCAATCAATGATTGATCGCCAACTAGACAATCGCAGAAACGGAGTGGCTGAGGGCGGCATAGGCGATGATCCAGAAGGAAAAGAATTCATAGATGACTTCGAATCCAAATTGGCCGATAACAATCCTTGTATGTATTGTGATGGCGAAGATGATGATTGTGAAGTTTGTCATGGAAAAGATGAAATGTTTGAAGGTGATCCAGACGATACAGATTGGGATGCACATTGGGCGCGAGAAGATGGCGACGATGAACGTGCAGACGATCTAGAAGCAGATGCAGAGTTTGCGCGCATGGATGATGAACTAGACGAAGTTGGCGCAGTCAAGTATGATGATTACGGTGCAACACCAGTATATGAAAATGATGGTGAATGTAATGCTTGCTACGGCTTAGGTCGTGTTCCAAAGGGTGGCGCAGATTGTCCTGAGTGCAAAGGCACAGGCAAGTGTCCAAAGATTGAAGAAGACCATTACGACAAGGATCAAGAGTATTTCAACGTACTACTCAAGTACAAAGATCAAGAATACTGGGATCAGATGAACAGCGAAGCACTACCGCGTGATGTTGCACTTGATTGGGCGGACGACCACAAAGAAGGACAGAGTAAAGCACAACGCAAGGGCAGAGATGTTTACATCAAGTGTTACAATAATAACAAAGTGTTCAAGTACATTTGGGTACAGCTTGCTGATCCTGAAGAATACTTAGACGAAGATAATGAGGATTCACTCGGCATTGGAATGAAGCCAGCAGATTATAAGCGTGTTGGTCAGAGGTATGCAGTAAAACGTGACACTTATCCTGTTGAGTATATGCACGAAATAGATTCTCCATACAAGCACAATGAAATAACAACGACCCACGACACCCGCCAAGAAGCATTAGCACAAATTAAAGCGGAAGTGCAAGCTTATATCTCTGCGTTCGATGATCCTTCAGTAACACATGAGCGAGGATCTACAGTGTGGCAAGGAAAAATACCACATGATCCTAGATATAGTGAAGGCTCGTTCGATCAACGATGGTCGCTACATGAAGTGCCTGTAAAGAAATGGGTTGAAGGCATTAATCTAGAATCCATCGTGGAATCAGTACTTGAAGAATTCCCTGGTCAACCAAAAGACTACTACGATGAATATGATGATCCAGATGATCTAGGGCCAATTGCTCGCGGCAAATCTGATATTATGAAAGCGCATGGCGCAAAAGATATGCCAATGAGTGATTACGAAAATGACACGATTGATCCAGAAATCGAAGATGAAGAACTAGGACTGAGGTTTGACTAATGAATGAAATGAGAAAACTAATGGAGACTGTTGAAGCTCTATACGAAGATTCACAGCTAGGTTTTAAGAACATTGTTACGTCTGTACAACACGATGACGTTAAAGTAAGTGGCAAGGCAGTTTTTGCTAAAACAATTTGGGTATATGATAATGCAAACTACAATCGTGATAATCCCAGACAGCGAGATTTTACTAGGCAAGAGCAGATAGATGTTACAACTGAAGGCTACAATGAGCTTGTGAATGAAATTGCTTTCAAGGCGCAAGATGCTTACAACGATGCAGTAGACAATACCGACGACCCTTATGGCGAAGGCCTCGAATATGTTTACGATGCTTTTGCTATCGGTGCTGATGTTGGTGAAAGAGTAAACAAACGGCTAATTCACGATGTACTAGCAAAAGCTGACCTATCAGATGTTCCTGCGACACTAAGCGACGATGGCGATTACATTGTGCTTAACGTCGAACATCCAGAACTCAAAAAGAAACGCTGGTGGAATAGATAATAAATGGCTAGAGGAATTGCAGCAAGAGAAACTATCGTAAACGACGGCGAAGGCGCTGTCTTTGCTAATGACCAAGGCGAAGAGATTGAACTCTATGACATTATCTACTTCCCCGATGGTGGTGGCAAGTACGAAGATGATGTTAAGGGTGAAGTCGATGTGCCAGTAAAGGGCAGAGACAAGTCTGTTGCTGCGGTAATGGAATGGCTAGAAAATAGTAGTATCTCCCCTGAGAATTTTGATATGGTTAACGCACCAGCAAAGGCTGCTGCTGTTAGTGTTTGGAGAAAAGGCGAAGAGTATGTTGCGTGGGGCCGCTATGCGAATGGCATTCGCCCTGGCGCACTAGGAATTAACTGGTCGAACACCCAATTTGCAAAAGAAACTGGCTACTCGTCACAGAGTACAGTGAGCCAATCTGAAAATATTGCACTGAAACCTTCTGACCTATTCACAAGTGAGCCAATGACAGTTCCTGAATTGCTTACTATCATTAATAAAGAACTTCCAGAATCACTACCAGAAGACCTTAAGCTGATTGTTCCTGCCATGCTTAACGCAGTGGCGCGCGGCGAAGTAACGTATGTCTCTGGTGCAGACCAATATCGCTCGGTCATTGAGAAATATGTGGGCGAATATGCTGCTGCCATTGCAATGTTAACAGGTAATTTCATCGAA